TTGGTAGTCATTTTTTGCTCATTTCTGTGAGTGGTTTGTGTTGCTATGAATAACTTATCACCCGGCGAGCGCCTAAAGAAGACTTTTCGTTACATTCGTTATAAAACTGTTATTTCAACTCCGGCCGGGTGATTGTCGTCGAAACTCTTCCGGATGTTCCATTCGATTATGTAAGAGTCGTCCCGGATTACCCCGGCGATGGTTAGAGCGTCCCCGATGGCTCGGGCGAGCTTATCGGCGTCGGGTTTTTGCGTTGGGTGTTGGCGTTTGTTGCTTTTAGCCCGGGGTAGGTAGAAATGGGCGAATACGGTCACGCCATCCCGGAATGGTTGCCCTCCCGTTTCGGCTAGTTTCATGCTTAGTTGTTTGACAACGTGTGCCCTCCATGCCGGGAGCGCCTTATTAGCTTCAATCATTACGATTCTTTGGCCACGGTTGAACGCGGTCTTAGAGCCTTGGGGTTTAGGCGTCCCGGCGATGAAGATTTTCATTTTATTAAATGTTCCATTAGTTGTTTGCCTAAAAACTCTGTGTAGGCCGGTGGTATTGCCTCTACTAATTCTGTCCAAATCATGTAGTCGATTCCCATGGCCTCCCGAGCTTGTTCGATTGACTCGGCCGTTTTACCTCCGCTTGGAATGTTGTCACGTAGTCGGCCATAAACGCCTATGGGTCTACCTTGTTGTTTGTGTTCGCATTTCGTTCCGATTAGTTCTATGTTGCTTTCAAAAATGCGGTGGCGTCTAACTTTTAGTCCGAAGTGGCTACCGCATACGAGTGTTGGATTTATTAGTGGTGCACCCGGTACGTTTTCGATTATGTAAGGTTTTCCGCTAAGTTTTAGGGCGGCTCTTGTTTCGGGAATTAGGTCTAGCTTGGTTGTTTCTCTGCCTTGAGCGTTGCGTAAATGTTTGGTCGCGCTGTGTGTTTGGCATGGTGGACTAGCAACGATGGCGTCAAAACTTTTAAGAAATTCCAGGTCTTGCATAATTTCCAGTGCATCGGCCTGTATGAACTCAAACGGATACCTTTTCTGTTTTTGGATGTCTACGCCAACAATTTCGGTAAATCCTGCTAGGTGGTAGCCGGTGCTTGCTCCGCCGGCTTTGCTGTATAAGTCTAGTAATCGCATTAGAACGGTGCTGATTCGTCGCTAGGCGCGTTAGGGGCGCTCGCCGGGGTAGTTGCTTGCTTTTGCTCTCCCGATGTCACCTTGGGGCTGTGAGCGTCTAGCGTCGTGTTGTTTACAGAATGTTCGACAACGCTTTTAGGTTCATCGCCCGGCTTCGTGTAAGTTCCAACCTTTGTACCAAGGTCGCCGGTGACGGTGATTGTGTCGCCTTCAGCTAGGTCTAAGACGACGTCGCTCCATGCTGTCCATAGACGGTGTCGTTCGGTTCCTCTGAAGTCGTACGATTCCCAAAGTTTGACGTTAGGGTACTGGCCGCTCTGGATGGTGCTAACGGTTCCTGTAATTGTGATTAGTGGCATTGGTTTTTTTCCTATCTAGTGATTTATTTAAGTTTAGTTAAGTTTAATTACTATTAACGCGACGTAAATGTCGTCCCGTGACGTACGAAATGTCGGGTCGTGACGTACGAAATGTCGGGTCGTTCGGTACGAAATGTCGGGTCGTTGTGTTGTGTGCGAGAGTGTTATCGCATCCATCCGGGCAGTCTAAACGGATGTAATAACGGTTGGTTTTACGGTCTGCCCGGGTACCAATTCCATCGTGAATTATCGCTTCAACTTCGCCGAGCTCGACAAGGTTCGATAACGCTCTTTGGATTTGCCTAACGTTGGTATTAACTAACATGGCTAGACGCTCTTGAGATGGGTAGCATCCCAAAGTTGGGTCTTCGCCGATGTGCCAAGCAAGCGCGAGCAACGTAGCCCGGCTAATGCCTTTGCTCTTGCTGTGGTTCATTGTGGCGGCTATTGCTTCAATAGACATTGTTTATCTTTCTCGCCAAAACCCCGTATAATGGGTCTTGTCGCTTCGTGGTAGCGATGCGCCTTTTGGTTGGCGCGGCACCCGGCTTATTTCTGTGAGCCGGGTGCCTTTTACTTTATACGGCCTTTAGCGCCGATGCAAACTCTTCAATAGATTTCAATACTTCGGCCGGGGCGGACTCTTTTCGAGCAAGCTCATAAACGGCGCGTAATCCGTCGATGTCACCTTGGCCGGCGCAACTAGCCGCCCGGGCTAACCAATCGCCTTTAGCGGCCGCGTGTGGCTCCCTAGTGGTCTTCTGCATTTCTTCGAGGCTAGGGCGATTGCCATTAGTAAAGTTGAGCGTCGCGAGTGCTCGGCCAATTGCGGACGTGCTGCAATTTTCCACCCAAGACGTTTTGTTCACTTGGCTACTGCCGATTGTTTCTTGAGCGAAGTCTACGGATACCGGGCGGAGGTCTTCGCGGTCGGTGTAGATGCTTGCCTTGATTACGATTTCTTTTTCATTTATTAAAACGATTTCTGTATGGATGCGCCCGGCCGGGCATGACTGCCAAAAACGATTAATACGGCTCGAAACTGTTTCGTAATCTTTGGGAATAAATGCCATGATTTTGCTTTCTGTTAGTGGTTGAACGTGATAAATGGTTTACCGGCACGAGCTTGCAACGTGACAACGCGCTCGCCGTTGTAGGTGCCGATTTTGGTGCCCTCCATTTGTGAGAGTGTAGCGGACTTGAACGCGTTAAATAGTTTCTCGGCGCGTTGGTAATCATCCCGGGCATTGCTTAGGTTCACCCATAAATGGCCAAGTTCGATTTGGCCGTCGGTTAGTCCGGGTGAGAGTTCGCGGACAAGTTCATAAGTCGCGTTGGAGCCATCCCATTCGGGGGCGGTGTTCGTTGCTACATGTTGCTGAAAGCGTCGTACGTCGTCTTCGACGTAGCCCATTGCTTCGGCGTTATAGGTGATTTCCCATTCGCTGTATTCGCCGCCGGCAACCGATACGATTATGCCTCGGTTGAGGCCTAAAATGTGTAGATACCATTGCACTTGGAGCATGTAGGCCGGGGGGATGTCGTTCCAGTATTGGCGCGAATGTTTGATTTCTAAGATGCCAAGTTCACCATCGTGAAACTCTATGATTCCGTCGGGGTTGGCTTTCCAAGTTGGATTGCTAACACTTTGCCAAGTGCCGGTTTCGTGCACCGTTTGGAATGGGTGCTCTTCGCGGTATAGGTCGCGTATAGGTGCTTCGAACGCGGTTCCCATACGCATGGCCATGTTTGGCTCAATGTTGTCCGGGACTAGGCCGGTCTTCTTAGCCCATAACGTGTAAGGCGACGCCCAAGGGTTTTTACCGGCGATGGTGCCGATGTCTGAGCCGCCAATACCTGCACGAGCTTGATGCCACTCGGGCGAGCCCGGGGCATAGGTTCCAATTAATTTTGCCGCGCCTAGGCGCTCTATTTTCTCTGTTGTGGTCATACCCAAATTATAGGGGTACCGGGTGACTTTATTTCTTTTTGGTCTGAGATGAAACGCTGTTAATGGCGTCGCTCATGGCGGCATCGTAATCGGTGTCTGGTACTTCACCCTTGCCGGCGTAGGTGAAACTTAGCGACATGATTAGGCCGAGGGCGGCTCCGGTAGCGCCGAAGATGGCGGACTCGATGGCGGCATAACCGTAGATTGCTCCGGCTCCCATAAAGGCGATTCCGGCACCAAGTAGAAATGCGGCGGCACGTTTCCATCGCTTAGGGATGCGTTTGATTAGTTTCATTTCTTGGCCTTGGGTTTAGCCGGGCTTTTGGCGGCCGGTTTTGGTGCCGGGGTCGGCTTAATGCTGTTGGCGTCGATGTGGTCGAATAGGTCGCGTAGTGAGCCGACGGGCGCTAGGTGTGGATTCGCGTTGGTGCTCAGTCCGGTGTGCAAGTGTGCTCCGGTTGTGGCGGTGCCGGTGTTGCCAACGATGCCGATAACGGTTTGGCCACCGATAACCATGTCGCCTTTATTGCGGCTAGATGGTTTTGCCATGTGAGCGTAAAGAATAAAAAGGCCGTCGCCGGTTGATTGAATTAGGCAGTTGCCTAGAGCGGCGGTCTTGAAGATTTGTTTAACGCGGCCGGTAGTAATCGCCGGGATTAGTTTTCCATCGTTGCCGCTCCAGTCGTTGCCGCGATGCGGTTGCGTCCGGTACTTGGCAAAGTTGCCGAGCTCGTCGCCGCGTGTGCCCGGGAATGGTTCGAAATAGTCTGCCATTAGTTCATACCTTCGATTAGTTGCGAAACGATTACCCCGGCGGCCGCCGCGAAACCGGCATAGTAAGCCATCCGGCGCTCGAGCATACCAACTTTATCGACTAAGCCTTTGTAGTCGCGAACGATGGTTTTTACTTCGGCCATGTCTTTTATAAGTGTGATTAGTAGTTCGCGTTCGGATTGTTCGGCCATTACTCGATTGCCTTAACTTCGTCGATTACTTCGATTACTTCGATTACTTCGATAGGTTCCGGGCTTACAAAGACGTCGAGCTCGGCGTCGTAGGTGTCACCGATGCCGGCGTACTTGCCGCGCATGTTTCCGTTGTAAGAGGTTTGTACCCAAGTGCCTTCTAGGCCGAGGCCGTTTAGGTATTCTTGGCCGTTGGCTTCGTGTTCGTTGTCTACAACTAAAACGGAGGTGACTATCCCGTTTTCAATTTTTGCGAAGTGTGCCATTAGATAGAACTCCAATACTTGATTATTGCGATTCCCGAGCCGCCGGCACCCGAGGCAGTTCCGCCAGTACCGGAGTAGCCTCCGCCGCCGCCGCCGCTGTTAGTGATTCCGGCTTTTGCGGCAGTACCCGAGCCGGCTCCGAAACCTCCGCCATTGGTGCCACCGGTTGCGTAAGCGCCGTTGCCATAAGCGCCGCCGCCGCCGCCGCCATAGCCAAAGGCTCCGGGTTGAGCGTCTTGCATAATCGGTTGGCTCGCAATAAAGTAAGCCGCGCCGGCCGCTCCGCCAAGACTTCCCGAAACTCCGCCGGGTTGTCCGAGGCCGACTTGGGTGCCTCCGGTGCCAAAGATAGAAGTCATTAATCCACCAAATGTCGATGAAGTTCCATTTACTCCATTAGTTCCGTTATTGACTGAGCCGGCACCGCCGCCGCCGATAGTGACTGTGTAAGACGTTCCGGGGGTGACTGCCAAGATGCCAAAGTTTACCGAGCCGCCGCCGCCGGTGACGCCGGTTGTACCGGAATAGTTAGCGCCGCCGCCGCCGCCGCCGCAAAGAATTACCTCTACTGAAGTGACGTCAAAAGGTGCTACCCATGCTTGGGTAAAAAGAATAGAAACAGTTTTTTGGGTTTTTGAATTGAGAGTCGATGAAACGGCCATTAAACTATTTCGCTTCCCATTAGTTGAAACGTGAGCGCGTTAGATGTACCAGTTTGAACGGTGACTATGTCGGCGTCGTTCAATGTAATGCCGATGGTGAAGAATGTTGTCGAGCGCCCGGCGACGCTAACGTCATAAATTAGCGCGTTGGCTAATGCGGCGGCCGCTCCGGTTTTACGGAGGTAGACGCGGCAAGTTGCGGCGGTAGCGGTCACGTTAGCGACGGCAAGCGTCGAGGTGACTGCCTGTGTTGCTGTTGCAACGGTGTACATGTCCACGTTAGCGGTTGATGCCGGGGCGGATTGCCCTAAGATTTTGTAATTAATTGCCATGTGTTTTTATGCTCCCATAAGTAGAAACGGACTAAGTGACGCCGGTACGGCCAGACTTCCAACGTCCACCCATCCGAGCGCGGTGATGTAATACTGCAACGCGTTAGAGTCGATTAGAAAAGTCACCATACCGTCGGACGGGGTAGCCAACGCGGCCAGACGTGCGGCGGTGTCCGCGAATACCATAACGGACTGGT